ATGGGCGAACCGGCAGTCAAATTAACCGAATATCAAAAGAACTGGGTCAACGATACTTCCCGGTTTAAAATCGGCGTAATTACCCGGCAGGGCGGCAAAAGCTTCGGCACGGCACTCGAAGCGGTTCTTGACTGTGTTGCCGTTTCCAATACCTTGTGGGTTTTTCTTTCCGCCGGCGAGCGGCAGAGCAAAGAGCTGGTGGGGAAAGCTAAGATGCACGCCCGCGCGATAGGCAAAGCGGTAGAAGTAATTGAATCTGAATACTGGGTTGATAAGGACACCAAATATAAGCAGCTTGAAATAAATTTTCCCAACGGCTCGCGTATTATCGGACTGCCGGCCAACCCGGATACGGCACGGGGCTGGTCCGCAAATATTCTTCTTGACGAGTTTGCTCTCCATAAAGACAGCCGCGAGATATGGAAGGCTTTATTTTTTACGGTCACCCGCGGCTATAAAATACGCATCATCAGCACATTTAAAGGCAAGGCTAATAAATTTTACGAATTATTTTTCAGCGCGCCCACCCTGCAAAAATATAACGGCCGTGATTATGAATACACCGGCGACCGCGGCGGATGGAGCAAGCATTTTGTCAATATCTATCAGGCCGTGGAGATGGGACTGGATCTACATGATGATGAGGGTAAAAAAATCGAGCCGGAAGATCTGCGCCTGGCGCTCAATGATGATGACGCCTGGATGGAAGAAGCCGAGTGCATCCCCTCCGACGAAGTAACCGCCTTTCTCACTCACGAGTTAATCAGCGCGGTGGAAGATACGCGCATAGATAAACAGCCGCTTTGGGTAAACAAACTTATCGCCGCCGCCGAGGCAAATTACAAAGAATTCAAGCGCACAAAAGTCAGGCCCCCGCTGCCCCTGGATATTTTTCAAAACGTCGAATTTCTCGGCGACCTTTATGTGGGGATGGATATCGGCCGCAAAAAAGACCTCTCGGTTATCTGGGCAGACCAAAAAATCAACGGCGTGCTTCGCACTCTTGCGGTGATTGATCTCAAGCAAAAGCCCTATTTTGTGCAGGAACAGGTACTGCATACTCTTTTAAGCCAAAGAGCGTTCCGGCGCGCCTGTATTGACGAGACCGGACTCGGCAGCCAGCTTGCCGAGGGCGCAAAGGATGTTTTTAGTGAGTACCGGGTTGAGGGGATTGCCTTTACCGCGGAAAACAAAGAAACACTTGCCGTAGGATTGAAGCAGAATTTTGAAGACCGGGGCAGTGAGATCCCGGCGGATAACACGATCCGCAATTCACTCCATAGCGTGAAAAAATACGCGACCACCACAAAACATTTCCGGTTTGACGCGGAACGCACGGATGCCACCGGACACGCCGATCATTTCTGGGCAAAGGCGCTGTCTACCCATGCGGGTACAGGCGCTGTCGTGAAGATCGAGTTCCAGAGCACCCGGCAAAAGAGGGATTTTATTACCGTGAACCGGTATCTAAATTAACCGTTTAAACTGTTTAAACCGTTTGAACCGTCATATTGAGGAGCACATGGCTGAGAAAACCAAGAAGCCCGAAATAAACGAAATTGCCACTGCGAAGAAGGATATTGATATTTTCGCGGGCTGGATCAACCGCCTGGAAAATCCCGACCCGGTTCTGCGCACCGAGGCGCGGGGTAAGGGATTGAAACTTTACGATGAGGTTGACCGGGACGCGCACGCGGGCAGTGTGCTTGGGACGCGGTATCTCTCGGTCGTGGGCAAAGAATGGCTGGTGGAGCCGGCAGAAGACGCATCTAAAAACAAAGGCCGCGCCCCGGCAGTCACCCAGGATCAAAAAATAGCGGACTTTGTGACCGCGGCATTTTTGCGGTGCAACTTTGATCAGGCGCGGCAGGAACTCCTGCAAGGCATCCTCTACGGGTTCTATGTTTGGGAAGTAATGTGGGAATACTCCGATGGCCAGATATGGATAAAGAAAATTATGGCAAAACATCCCCGCAGATTTTCTTTTACGACTGACCGTGAGCTTCGGCTTTTGACTCCGCAAAACATGATCGAAGGCGAGCCAATACCGGACCGGAAGTTTATCGTCTTTTCGTACGGCAGTTCCGATAACCCTTACGGGAAAGGGCTGGGACAAAAGCTCTGGTGGCCGGTGTGGTTTAAAAAACACGGGATCAAATTCTGGGTTTTATTCTGTGAGAAATTCGGCGCGCCTACACCGGTGGGGAAATACCCGCCTGGCACAAAAAAAGAAGATCAGGACCTCCTCCTGGCTGCCATCGACGCGATTCAGCAGGAAACGGGAGTGATCATTCCCGAAAGCATGGTAATAGAGCTGCTTGAAGCCCAACGCTCCGGCACGATCAACACCTACGAGTCTCTCTGCAATTACATGGATAAACAGATGAGCAAAGCCGTGCTCGGACAGACCGCGACCACCGAAGGCACGCCAGGAAAACTGGGCAATGAAGATTCCCAAGAAAATGTGCGCGACGACATCACCAAGGCGGACGCGGATTTGCTGTGCGAATGCATCAACAACCCCTTAATCCCCTGGCTGGTAGACTTTAATTTTCCGGGAGTGACGGAGTACCCGAAAATATGGATCCGCACCAAAGAAGAGGGCGACCTCAAGCCTCTGGCTGACCGGGATGTGATCCTGACGCGGGATATCGGATTGCCGGTCGGCAAACAGTATTTTTACGATACTTATTCGATACCCAAACCGGAGGCAGGCGAGGAGGTGGTAAGCCCGCAGTCGTCAGTACCGAGGCTGTTTTCCGAACACGCGGAAAAAGATATTGCTGAGACCCTGGACGGTGACATGGAGAAAAAGAGGCAGGAGCTGATCAACGGGTATTATAACCGGATATCCGGAATCACCGGCGAGTATCGTGACCAGGCGCTCAGCGAAATACAGAAAATAATGCTCGGTTCATCGGGAATGACCGAGTCGGCATTTGCCGCCGCTGTCTATGAGACATTGAGCAAATACTACCAAAATTTAAATCAGGCGGATATCACTGACGCGGTTAAAGGAATTTATGATTTTTACCGGATTTCGGACAAATCAACCTGGCTGGGTAAAGAGCCGCCAATAACCTTTTCTTTTACCCCGGTGGATCAAGGAGTGCTCGATAGCCTCAAAAATCTCGACAAATGGCATCTCTCCAAAATGGTCGAGAATCAGGACATGCAGGGGCCGGTGATGAGCTGGTTGAAAAACCAGTATCTTGAAAAGGGCGAAGGGTTATTCGGCCGGGGAAGTCAGGAAGCGATTGAGGGGTTCAGGAGCCAGTTTGCCAACCAGTTAGCCGGGCTGGAAGACTGGCAGATCAGGCGGATTATTGACACCTCGGTGACCCGCATGCGCTCGATTGCCGACATCATGCAGGCAGATCAGGCGGGCGTGGAAAAACTGCGGATTGTGGCCGCCATGACCGAACGGACGTGTGAGCGGTGCGCGGCCTTAAACGGTACCGAGATAGAGGTGGCAGGTGCGCACAGTAACATGCTTAACCAGATCAAGCAGAGTCCGGAGGCAGGCGCGTATTTGAAGATGCCCCTGCCTCCGTTTCATCCGAACTGCCACTGCCGAACGGTAATGGTGGTTTAGAACGTAAAGCGTGAAAATTAAAATATTGTAGGGGCGAATGATTATTCGCCCGTACGTAAGGCAAAAAATGGAAATTAAATTTACGTTAGATCCGGATCCGCGGCAGATAGCACAGAAACTGAAAAAGGACATTTCGGACGTCATCCAGTCCGGGCTTTTGCGGGTAGCCGGCGCGATCGAAGCTGAGGCGGTTGCCGTTGTGCCCCGGAAAACAAGTAACCTGGCTAACTCGATCAGGAAATATCTCATTGGCAGGAACACCGCGGTGGTGACTGCCACCGCGCCGTATGCAGTTTTCGTTCATGAGGGCACCGGCATTTATGGGCCGCACCATCAGGCTTTTGACATCCGTCCGAAAAATAAAAAAGCGCTCGCTTTTACCTGGATGGGAAAAAAGATCGTGGTGAAAAAAGTGACGGTCAAAGGGCAGAGGCCGCAGAAGTTTTTTGAGCGGGCAGTTAAAAAAGTTCAGCCGCGGTTCCAGGAGATTTTTCTCAGCAAGGCTAAGTTCGATTGAGGCACGGTAAAAAAAACTTTAAAAAAGAAAGCGGCGAGTGGGTCGCAAAAGGAGGTGAGTTTATGGAAGGGAAATGGGTTGAAATCTTCAAGACCGGCACACACACCGATTCCAGCGGGAATACCAAAACCTGGACGGAAAAAGATTTAGACCAAGTCGTACAAAAGTACAATCCCGCGGGACACGAGGCGCCGGTAGTTATCGGCCATCCGAAAGCAAATGCCCCCGCGTTTGGATGGGTGGAGGGGCTTAAGCGCGACGGCAAAGTCTTGCTGGCAAAGATGAAGCAGGTTGTCCCGGAATTTGCCGGCATGGTTCAGAAAGGGCTTTTTAAAAAGCGTTCAATGTCGCTTTACCCTGATTTAACGCTCCGGCACGTAGGATTTCTGGGAGCAATGCCGCCGGCGGTCAAGGGCCTGTCAGATATCGCCTTTAAAGAGGACGAGGAAGTAATCGCGTATGAATTCGAAGAAGAATGGAAGAACCGGACCATCGGGGATATCTTCCGGCGGCTGCGGGAATGGCTGATCGAAAAATTCGACCAGGATACGGCCGACCGGATTGTGCCGGACTGGTCGATTGAGGATATTAGAACGCCGCCTCCGGAAGAGGCGGCACAACCATCATATATGGAGGGAAACAATATGAGCATCAAAGAAAAAATCAGAAGCATATTCACCAAGGCGATTGACGATTTGCCGGATGATCTCAATGATAAGCCCGCTGCCGGAGCGGGAGCGCAGAACTACAGCGAGGCCGATGTTGAGAGAATCAAAAAAGAGGCTGAGGAAGCCGGGAAGAAAAAAGCCGCGCTCGAATTCGCGGAACGCGAAAAGACCGCCCGCAAGGAGAACCGGAAAAAGGAGATCAAGGAATACTGCGAAAGCCTGGCAAAAGAGGGCAAGGTCATCCCGGCCTGGATAAAGATGGGACTGCAGGAATTCATGGAGTCTCTCGACGGGGAAGAGGTGATCGAGTTTGCCGAAGGCAA